TTCTACCTTTAATGATGATGTCTTAATATCTGCTGATCTGACAGTCAATGGCACAACCACAACAATTAATGCTACAGACCTCAATGTGGAAGATAAGAACATTACCCTTAATTATTCCACAGGTGATTCTTCAGCAAGTGCCAATGGTGCAGGTATCACTATCCAAGATGCAGTTAATTCAACTACAGATGCAACTATCTTATGGGATGCCACCAATGATGAGTTTGATTTTTCTCATACAGTAGATATCCCAATATTAAAATTGAATGGCACAACTGTGACAGCAACAGCGACAGAACTTAATTATGTGGATGGTGTTACTTCCGATATACAAACACAATTAGATAGTAAAATAAGTGGCAATCAAACCATCACATTATCTGGTGATGTTAGTGGTTCTGGCACTACTTCAATAAATGTTACTGTTGCTGATGATTCACACAACCACATTATTGGCAATATTGATGGTTTACAAACCGCTTTAGATAGTAAATATGAAGCCAATGATAATGTCACACTTGGCACTATTGATTCAGGTGCCATAACATCAAGCAGCAACCTAACTTTAGGCGCTAGTGGCATTATTGATACTGCGTCAGGACATTTAATTTTTAAAGGAAGTGGCACTACAGCAGGACAATTTACCAGTACTGGGTTTAGTGTTGTTGGTAATACTACCATAACAGGAAACTTTAACACTTCTTTGGGCGGTTATCAGATCAATGGCCAAACTGTTATCACTTCTGCCAGAGCCTTAACCAATATTGCTTCCATATCATCGGGAGCAATTACATCATCTGGACAAGTTTCAGCAGATGAACTAACCATAACCAACGATGCCATTTTTAATGGTGGTGCAGAAATTAATGGCGATGCTTCCTTTGGTGACAATAACAAAGCGATCTTTGGTGCAGGTAGTGATTTACAAATCTACCACGATGGTAACGACAGTTATGTAGATGATGCAGGTACAGGCATACTATTCCTCAGAGGTAATAGTGCAGTAAAAATACAAAAATATACTGGTGAAGCTATGATAGATGCTAATGTTGATGGCTCTGTCGTTCTGTACAATGACAACTCGATAAAACTAGCCACCACCTCATCAGGGATAGATGTTACAGGAACTATCTCTAGTGGTGACATAACTGTTAATGACCAAATTATCGCATCTGGCGATAGCGACACTTACCTACAATTTCATGCTGCCGATCAGTTTAGAGTAGTTACAGGTGGTGCTGAAAGGTTAGAAGTAAACACAAGTGAAACAAAATTAACTGCTGGTAATTTGAATGTTATCTCTGGGCAATATTTGGTTAATGGTCAAGCTGTTATTACCTCTGCCAGAAATATTGAGAACATCGGCACTATCAACACAAGTGGCAACATAACTTTAACATCTGGTTCAAATCAAGTGCAATTAACAAATGATGGTGCGATTGAAATTACAAGGTCAGCAGGTAATCCGTATATAGATTTTAAAGATAGTGCTTCTGATGATTATGACCAAAGACTGCAAATAAACTCAGGCAATTTCAACTTTTCTGCTCCTTTACAAGTTGCAGGTAGCACTTTTATTGATGCGTCTAAAAATGTAACACTATCAGCAGGAACAATCACAACAACAGGCACTATCAGTAGTGGAAAAATATCAGCAGGTGGCTCATTAGGTTCATCGGTATTTTCAGGTTTTAATTTAGGTGTTATTGGTGGTCTGGCAACTGCTGAATCTGGTAATACTAATAGAGCAATAGGGCTGCAATCTGATGCGACAGGTGATGCTAAATTGTTTGCTTACGATTATGGTGCTTCAGCAGGTATTCCAATAAAAATTCAACCAGATAATGCTAATGTTTATATTTGTTCAGGTGGTGGCTCGGTTGGTATCGGTACAAGTAGTCCTTCAGAGAAGCTACATGTAAGCGGTGGTAACTTAGCAGTAACAAACAATAGTGGTATTTCTTTAAATACTGCTGATGCAACTTATGCAAAAATACAACAATCAACATCTTCAGCAGATATTTTAGAACTCACTTCTTTTGGAAGTGTACAGTTCTCTATTGATTCTAATAATAATTCAACTAATAAGTACTTTATTTGGAAAGCTAATGGAGAAGGCTCTGGCGGTAGTGAGTTAATGTCATTAAGTGATGTTGGTGTTTTAAGTATGGGTTCTTCTGGCTCAATTGCTATGAATGGCACGACTGTTATAGATTCCTCAAGAAATCTTACCAATATCGGCACTATCAATAGTGGTGCTATTACTTCATCAGGGCAAGTGTATGCTGATGAGCTACGAGTAACTAACGATTCATTATTTGAGGGTGGTATTGATGCAGGCAACAACACAATTACTAGTGGGGCGATAACAAGTACAGGACAATTACTTTTAAAAGGCAATGGTGGTGGTTTTGCAAAATTTCAAAGAACCGATACTACCATTAATAACAACGATGATATTGGTGCGATAGACTTTGCACACACCGATTCAGATGATTCTGGGGTTGCAGCAACAATTTTATGTTCAGGTGATGGTACAGGTGGTCAAGCGAGATTAACTTTTTATACTGGCACACCAACATCAAGAGCAGAACGCATGAGGATTGATAGCTCAGGCAACTTGTTGGTTGGGCAAACATCTGCTCTTTGGAATGATTCAGCTAGAGGTAATGTTGAAATTAATGGGTCATCAACTGCTATTTTAGCTCTCAATACTGGTGGAGCTAGAGCAGGTTACATTTTTCAAAGTGGTGATGACATGTCTATTGTCAATACCAAAAATAGTTTTGTAAGAATATTTACCAACGATACAGAGCGTTTTAGGGTAGATAATTCAGGTCGGGTTGGTATTGGTATAACTAGTCCTTCTAAACCTTTGCATATTTATTCAGCATCAGATACAGCTATAAGACTACAAAACTCTACAACTGGCACAGGCACTACAGATGGTTTATTACTAGAACAAAGTGGTAGTGATAGTTTATTGGTCAACTATGAAGCTGGTAATATGCGATTCCTTACAAGTAACTCAGAACGCATGAGAATTGATAGCTCAGGTAATGTAGGTATTGGTATAAGCTCTGTTCAAACTCAAGGTGCTTTAACAGGAAATTTACTTGAAATACATGAGCCTTCTTTTGGTTCAGGTGTTGGTGGAACACTTGTTTTAAGTTCAGACAATACTGCTAATGGTAGACCTGGTGGCAGAATTATAGGTCGTGCTAGAAATTATGTTCATAGCTTTATAGATTTTTCAGCAGATGCAGGGATAGCTAATGGCGGCGCGTTAAAATTTAGCACTCTAACTGCTGGTTCAGCAACTACCGATAATCCAACAGAACGCATGAGGATTGATTCATCAGGTCGGGTGGGTATTGGGACAAGTAGTCCTGCTACTAAGCTAGAAATTACAGATGCAACATCACCTGTACTTAAGTTTTTAAGAACATCTGTACAGGCTTGGAGAATTGGTATTAATGGGTCAGATTTTAGAATAGACCCACAGAGTGATACTTTAGCTTCACCTTCTTTGGCTATAAACTCAGCAGGCAACGTAGGTATCGCTACCACTGGTGCTGTAGAAAAACTACAAGTTCAAGGCAACATCAGAGCTAGTGGCTCTTATAAGATTGGTGCTAATAAAGTCATAGAACAAGTTGGTACTAGACTTAATATCGGAGATGCAGATAACAACGATTATATCGTTGATATTACAGGTTATGGTGACACCTCAAGTATTGTCTTGAATGATGGTTTTATTGATGTCGTGGGTGACTTTGATATTGCAGGTGCGTTATCTAAAAACTCAGGTTCATTCAAGATTGACCACCCACTTAAACCAGAGACTCATCATCTTGTTCATTCCTTTGTGGAAGGCCCACAAGCTGATAACCTCTATAGAGGTGTGATTGACTTACACAATGGTCGAGCAACTATAGATCTTGATGAATGGTTTGGTATGACACCAGGCACATTCTTAGCTCTTAATAGAGAAATACAGGCTTTTGTTAATAATGCAGATACTTGGGATAATGTCAGAGCAAAAGTTATGGGGTCACAACTTGTTATTGAATGTCAAAACCCAGAATCAACAGCGACAGTTTCTTGGTTAGTGATAGGTGAACGACAAGATAAAGAAATACATGAATCATCACTAACAGACGATCATGGTAAAGTTATTGTTGAACCAGTCAAGGTAGGTTAGAATTACATATTATGGCTATAACAAAAGTAAAATCCGTTCAAAGACTGGAGGTTTATCCGCCAGCAGATACATCAGCAGATGATGCGCACAACGCAAAACATGAATCTGTGATGGTAGTGTATGAAATCACTTCAGATGATCCAAATGACGATGATCTTCCAGTAGTGGGAACTAAAGTTGTTCATCTTAATAAATTTGTTGAAGATGATGGTGCAGCTACAGATTATTCAGGCGAAGATGCGCTTGTCGTGTCTGTCTGTGATGCAATCTGGGGTTCATAATTGCCAAGTTACACTACAAATCTAAACTTAACTAAACCAACCGTTGGTGGCGACACTAACGTTTGGGGTGGTTATGTTAATGGTAATTCAGACACCCTAGATGGGATCTTCGCTGATGCTGGTAACGGCACAAGCGTTGGTCTTAACGTTGGTTCGGGTAAAACCCTAACCGTAGCTGGCACTCTGACATCTTCAGGGTCTGCTAGTTTTTCCAATATTGATGTCAATGGCGGTGCGATAGACAACACGCCAATCGGAGCAAATACCGCAGATACTGGTGATTTTACTCAAGTAACAGCTACGTCAGCTTATTTTGACACAAACGCTTTAGCAGTTTCTGGTGGCAAGGTTGGTATTGGTACCACATCAGCAGTTTATTTGCTAGACATATCTTCATCTGTTTCTGGCGATATTGTTAATGTTTACACCACAGGAACAGAAGCTCTCGTTCGAGCTGACACCAGCGCTGATAATCCAGTTTCTTTTGGTGCTGATAATGCTGGTAGTTTTATTATTAAAACAGGTTCAACCCCCACCAAAAAATTATCTATATCGGATGCTGCAACAGGTGATGTTACTTTGCATACTGGTAGTTTATTTGTTGACACCGCAAGTGCTGGTATTTACTTAAAATCACCGAACGGTACAGAGTTTAAAATAACCGTTGATAATTCAGGCAACTTGGTCGCTACAGAACAATAATATATAATCAATGAATGGCACTTATACCAATAACTCCGCCCGCAGGTATCGTTAAAAACGGTACTGATTATACTAATAAGGGTCGTTGGGTTGATGGTAATTTAGTGCGTTTTGAAAACGGCTACCTAAAACCTATTGGTGGTTGGGACTTACTAAGAAACACAGCTTTAACAGGCAAACCTATAGGTATGTATGCCTATAATGATAATAGTGGCAATCCTGTTTTGGCTGTCGGGACATCAGAAAAAGTTTATGTGTATTACAACGAAACTTGGTACGACATAACACCAACAGGCTTTGTTTATGAAACAGCAACTGGTGAAACAGGTTTTGGTGCAGCTGACTTTGGTGAAGAAGATTTTGGTGATGCTCGGTCAGCATCAACCCTATCGTTCCCAGCTAACAGTTTTTCATTTGACAACTGGGGAGAGGAGCTAGTTTTTTGTTTTGCTGGCGATGGTAAAATTTATCGTTGGCAACCAAGCGCACCATCGACCATAGCTTCAGCCATTTCCAACGCACCAGTTGGTAATATCGCAACCGTGGTGTCAAACGAACGGCATTTGTTTGCCCTTGGCTCAGGTGGCGACCCTCGTAAGATCGCTTGGTCAGAACGAGAAGATAATACGAACTGGACATCTTTGGCCCGTAACACAGCTGGTGACATTCAAATCCCAACAGGCGGACAAATCCTTTACGGCCTCAAATACAAGTCCGATATTATCGTGTTTACTGATATTGGCATTAATAGGGTCTACTACCTAGGTGCGCCTTTTACCTACGGGATTGCTGAAGCAGGCACTAACTGCAAGGCTATCTCCGTTCGTTCGATCGTTCAGGCGGGTGACTTTATTGCGTGGCTGGGTGAGAACGCAGTCTTTGCGTACGATGGGACAGTCAAAGAAATCCCGTGTGAGGTGCATGATTACATTTACAACGAAATGTCAGAAGCATACAGAAAATCATGTTGGGGTGGTCACAATCAAAACTTCAATGAGATCTGGTGGGGTTTTCCATCAGGTGCTAATCAAACCACACCAAACAAATATGTGATTTGGAACTATCGAGACAATACTTGGTCAATCGGTGAGTTGGACAGAAGTTGCTGGGTCGATCAAGGTGCGTTTGATAAACCAATCGCTGGTGATTCATCTGGTTTTATTTACGAACACGAATCTGGTGTCTTGACAGGTGAGTTAGATCCATTCTGTCAATCAGGACCATTAGAAATAGGACAAGGCGATAGGTTGGCACAAGTCAATCAAATCATTCCAGACGAAGAAGCTAATGCTTTGCCTGGTGTGACTATTAGTTTTACTGGTAAATTTACCCCATTAGGTAGTGAGACAAACTTTGGTTCGTTCACGTTTGAAAACGATGGTTATACCGATGCTCGGTTCTCAGCTCGACAAGTAAAAATGAAAGTGACCAGAAACAGTCAACAAGACTTTCAATTAGGACAAATTAGATTAGACGTTAAGCCAAGAGGTAAAAGATAATGGATTTATCATCACAACGACAATACATACAGCGTGCTAGAAATGTTACTGTTGATTTAACAACTACAAGCGAAACACTTTTATATACAGCGCCTAGTGGCGATGATTTTGATTTTGTTGTAATTGAATCAATTTTAGTAACAGAAGATGGCGGGCAACAAACAAACTTTACTTTAAAACTAACAGATGACCAATCTGTGGAACATACATTATGGTCACAATTTAATATATCAGCTCACAATACGGTTGAATTATTAAGTCGTAGTTTAATAATAACTCAAAGTGAAATAATTAAATGTACTGCTGCTCATGCTAATAAACTTAGTGTTATTATGAGTATTGTTGAATATGCCAAAGGAAACTAAGACTTGGGAGAGTGAGTGGCAAAGGTGTAAACCCTTACTCCTAAAAGCCATAAAACATCAAGATGTCTATACAATTGACGATATAGAAGATAAAATAAGGTCTGGTACAGCTCTTTTGTGGCCAGGCAAAAAGTCAGCTATGGTTACAGAATTAATGGCTTTTCCACAAATGTTATCAATGAATATATTGATGTTTGCAGGAAATTTTGAAGAGTTTGAAAAAATGTTTAAACACGTAGAAAAAATTGCAAGAAAATCTGGCGTTAAACGACTGTATGGTGGCGGCAGAAAGGGGTGGATTAGAAAGACAAAACACTTAGGCATGAAACCAGAAGTGTTATTAAGTAAGGATTTATAGGAGATAATATGCCACAAGTATTACCATATATAGCAACAGCAGCGACTGTTTATGGTGCAACTAAAGATAACAGTAAACAAACAGTAACACAAAAGGTTGACCCACAAACACAAGCTTTACAACAAAAACTATTTAGAGCAGCCGAAACAGCAGCTCAACAACCATTTACACCATATACTGGTCCAATGGTAGCTGGTTTTTCACCAGACCAATTACAAGCTTTTCAAGCAGCTAGGGGTTTGTTTGGCGAAACCCAAGCATTTAGTCCAATTAGCCAATTACAACAATTAGCACAAACACCACTTGATGTTAGTGCTTATATGTCACCTTACCAAGAAGCAGTTATCGACCCAGCCTTGCGTGGTATTCAAGAACGTCAAGACATAGCTCAACAAGCTGCTCAAGAAGCAGCTATTAAAGCTGGTGCGTTTGGTGGGTCACGAGGAACTATTTTAGAATCAGAAGCCCAAAGACCATACATTCAAGCAGCAGCCGATACTGAAGCTAGACTTAGAGAAAGAGGTTTTCAACAAGGTTTGCAAACAGCATTACAACAACAAGGCTTTCAGGCTGATTTGCTAGGCGATCTGTATGGTCAGCAGTTAAGGGGTATTGGTTTATTAACTGGTCTTGGTGGTCAACAACAGTCCTTACAACAACAAGCAATTGATGCAGCTCGTGGTGAGTTCATGCGTGCGTTGGATTACCCAAGACAACAGCTTGGATTATTAGCAACTGGTGTTAGCGGTATTACGCCATCACAAACAACTGTAAGCGGATATAGTCCTAGTGCCTTAGAAAGATTACAGGCTGGTATAGGAACATACCAAACACTACAACCAATGTTTAGTAATTTATTTTCTACACCACAACAAAATCCAGGACTTTTAACATAATATGGCTATTCAAGATTTACTTAAAAGTTTTGGCCAAAGGTTGGGTAGCGGTCTAACACAAGTTGGTGGTTATGACCCCATGCAACAAGTGTCACCAGAAGAAGCTGCAAGGCGTAGATTAGAAGGTTTGTCTGCGTTGCAAAGAGGTTTGGGTAAGTCTGCTGCTATATTGTCTGGAGATCCTAGAAGAATACAATTAGCTGAACAACAAACACAACAAGCAGAGCAAGATAAAGCTTTAAGAGAATTTGTAGCACAAAACCCACAATATGCACAAATGTATAAATTGTTTGGGCCAAAGGGTGTGCAAAGCTCATATCTAAGTCAATTAGAATCTCAGCAAGAAATTGAAGAAAATAAACGTATAGAACAAGCTTTAAATGAAGCTGGTTTAACTGATCAAGAAAAAGCTTTGTATTATGCAGGCATGAAACTAAAAGATATTTTTGATATAAGAGAAGATGGCAAAATGGAAGTAAAAACCATTGACCAAATTAAAAAAGAATCATTACCAGACCCTATGACTGTTAGTGGTTTAGAAAATATGAATGAAGCGTTTGGTGCTGGCGATGCTGCCGAACAACTTATAAACGAATATGTAGGACCATTTTTTGGACAACCTTTTAAAGAAACATCAGAAGCTGTTTCTGCAAGAAACATTTTAAATGAAAAAATTAGAGAAAAATTTGTCAATCAATATTCTGGCAGACCTAGCGTTTATTTAAACCAAAGAATAGATCGTTTGTTGCCACAAAGCACATTTATGGACGCTGGCCAAGCAGCAAACCAATACAAAGAAATAAAAAGGGTAATGGTTCAGGGGACAAAAGAAATGGAATCAAAACTTAAATCAGGTCTATATAAAGATGTCGAACGTATAGAGGTTCAAAATAATTTATCTGAACTTTATTCAATCATAAATGATATTGATATTGCTTTATCAGCGCTTCCACAAAAAGAAGTTACTCTTGAAGCGCCAGGAATAAAAATTGGAGCAGAAGGCACACCAGTAAATGAAAAAAGCATACAAGTTGAAAAAGATGAGGGAAGATTTGATTCTGTATTTACAGGGGGTGGTTAAATGTCTGAAGCTCTCAAAGAGTATAGAAATAAAGAAGAAGCAAAAAAAATATTTGAAGAATTAAAATCTGATGGGTATAGACTACTTCAAGAAGGCAAAATTGATGCAAAAACATATTATGCCAAAACCAGAGAATCTGGTGTTAAACTTGGTTTAATAGATGAAAAAGATTATCCAGGCAGATTACCAAGTTTTGCTGAACCTTTTTTAGAAATACTGGGTGGTACAGCTGGAGCAATAGGCGGTTTTGTGGTTGGTGGTCCTGTAGGCGCTGTTGCAGGTGCTGGAGTTGGCTCAGGTAGTGGTTCTTTGGCAGCTGATTTTCTTGGTGATTTATTAGCTCCAGACATGCCAGCACCCACCGCACAAGAAAGACTACAAGATGCTGCAACGGTTGCTGTAGTTGATGCAGGTTTAACAGCTGCTGTCCCTATAGCTGGCAAAGCATTAAAACCAGCTGTAACACAAATAGTTGATAAGTTTAAATCAACTAAAGAAGCATTAAAAAAACAAGGCCCATCTGGTAAAGCTCAAATTGGTTTATTAGAAAGAGGTTTAGGTTTAACAGATGAAGCTGCTGAAGAAGCAGTAAGGCTCGCTGATGAGGGTGTTGAGCTGTCTCTTGGTCAGGCAAGCTCATCTCCGTTCGTTCGTGGAATTTATAACCTAACAAGCCGTATGCCTTTGGCTGGAGCGCCTGGACAAAAACAACTAGCTGGAACATTCAAACAAGTTGATGATGCTTTAAATGCAAAAATTGCACCGACTGCAAAATTAAAACCATTATCAGAAACAGAGAGGTCAAAATTAATACAAGAATTTGGCATGGAATCTTTTAATTCATGGCGAAATACATACAAATCCGTTTATAAAAGAGCAGAACAGCTTAATAAAGCCAAAGGCGATTATTTTGATTTAAGCAACCTTTCTTTAACTGCAAGAGCTGCAATTCCAAAAAGCGATCTCGCTGATATGCCAAATGATTTATTAGGTTTTGTTAGCGATATAAATAGAAACGTTTCCAAAAAAATAAATTTTGACGATGTTAAATTAATTGATGAGCGTTTAAATACTTTGTCAAAAAAATACGATCCAGCAAAAGGACAAATACCAAACAATACGGCTTATAAAGCTGTTATTAAAATGCAAGACCAATTAAAAAAACAAATCAGAGATCCAAGAACACAGGCTGGCAGATTAATGTCTGCTGGCGACAGACTGTTTAAAGAATATATGGCCGTTGTTGAAGGTAAAACTGGTAAAGAATTTCAAAAAGCATTAGGCAGAGGAGCGTTAAGACCAGGTATTGGTAGACCACCATCACAAAGATTAGAAGATTTATACGCCAAAACTTTTGGAGATGCCAAATCACCTGAAGCTGTCAGAGATTTAAAAAATTTAATTGGAGCTGATAGGGTTAATACATTAGCTGCAAATTATTTAGATGATGTTTTTACAAAATACTTAAGAGGAGATAAAAAAGATTTTGGCAAACTTTACAATGAGCTTGGCTTTAACAATTTAAAAAGTAAAAAATTTGAAGCTACTAAAGAATTATTAAAAGATTATAAATATGTGTCAGCAGATGATTTATATGATTTTATGAATATACTGAAAAGCTTTCCAGAAGCACTACCAGATGTTAATACATTTATTTTAAGATCTGGTCTTTTAAGGTCTGCACAATCACTAGGACCAACCGCTTTAATTGGAACTACTGGTATATCTGTTGGTGGTGGAGCGGGCGCACTTGCTGGTTTTGGTTTATTAAGAATTTTAAACAGCTTTTTATCACAGCCATTTAATAAAAATTTAATTAAACAAGCTGGTAAAGCTGGTAAAGAAAAGCAAGCAGAGTTTGTAAGAAAATTCTTAGATTCAATTCCACAATTACCAGATGTTCCTGCAAGCGCAATAGCTGTTCAACCAGCAGTACCATTCGTATCTGAAGAAATACAAAAATGAACCAACAACAGATAGGCCGTGCGGGTGAACACCTCACGGCTTCGTATCTGTGCCGTTACTTCGATGATGTCTTTACCGCTTCCGAATCTTCTCGCTTTGATTTCTTAGCTGTTAAGGACGGTTGTAATTATAAGATCCAAGTCAAAACTACCAACTCACCTTTTGTCAAAAACAACAGCGACTGGTTGCGTTGGGATATTAAAAAGAAGATATCTAACAAAGACAATGAGTACCGTGTGTATGGTGAAGATGAGGTTGATATCTTTGCGTTCGTGTGTTTGTTTTTAGATAAGGTGGTCTTTGTCCCCAATAAGAATGTTGGTAAGACTTATCAAAAGAAGGTGGAGTTTATCAGCGAGATACAGACCTTAGAAACTTTAGTTTCTTCAGCCCAAGTGGTTAGAGATCTTAAGTTATAAAGAATCTACGTCTAACTGCACTTTTTGGTTATTTGAATGTATTAATAGTTTTAATGCGTATTCAGCAATATTTTGATGGCATTTACTATTTGCTTTAGCAAACACCTTTAAATCGTTAAGAAGGTCCCTATCTATATACAGAGCCTTCTTACCGTTTCTTTCATTAAATATCGGATCATCAAAACTAAATAAACCGTTTTCTACCATATTAATTTTTCTTTGCTTTTCCCAATGGTTTACCATTAGGATCGCATGAATAGACTTTTTCTAACTCTAAATCTATGTAATGTTTGGCTTTAAGTAAATCTTCAACAGGATCAAACTTCTTCCTTGTGACCAGCTTAATAACGTTACCAATACTCCAACTTAGACTGTTAGCATAAATATAATCGACTGGTGAGATTGCCAGGTCTTTGTAGTGATCGCCACCAACCTGTTGGTTAGATGCCAGACTATCAATCTGTTTGTCCCATTCGGCATCGGACATATAATCTTCTGGTGTAATCTTATCAATACTCATATCATTCCCTTTTTTTATAAAAAACTACCATTATTAGTAATTTATGTATATTATAGTGTAATAATTATTAAAAAGGGAATCAAATGCACAACAAAAACTTTGATATCAACAACACCATCGACACGGCTGGTTTAGCCAAACGTTGGGGTGTGACAAGAAAAACAATCGACAACAGAAGGTATAGAGGTCAAGGACCTAACTATTTCAAAATTAACGGCAAGGTGTTGTATGACCTTGACGATATAAAAAGAATAGAAGAGGAATCATATATTTCTGTCAATGGCGCACGCACTATATAGTCCATCATCTGCGGATCGGTGGTTCAACTGTCCAGCGTCACCGAGTATGTCGGCTGATGTTCCGTATAGTGTGAGCCTACCAGCTGCTGAAGGGACACTACTTCACCAGATTTCTGAGATGCAACTTAAAGACCGTATGGAAAACGCCATGTTAGAAACTTACTGGTTGAACAGAACCGAAGTTATCGAAGATTTTGAAATTGAGATAAATCAAGATATGATTGACTGTGCTAAAGCTTATGTTGATTATGTCAATGACACAACAGAGCGGTTGGATGGGAAATTGTTAATAGAAG